TGGATTGTGAATACTCCTTCAGATACCACGTTCACACTTGAAACGAGCTTTGATGGAGGGGCAACATGGCAAGCTGCTACCAATAAAGCCAAACTAGGGATAATCACACCTGGCACGTATTTAAATGGCATCTCGCTGTTACTCAAGGAAAGCATGGCTATCACAGGGAAAACCCCCCTGCTCAGTCCATCGCTCAGTCAAGTGGCGGTGTCAATTGTGCCTGGCTATACGAGCACACAAACCGATGTGAAATATACACGGACATCGGATTCAGATTTCAATGCTGGCACACTCACGAACTTAGTTGCAGCTTCTAATTCAGGATTAGGCTTAACTGGTTTCTGGCGTGACTGGAAAGATAGTGATACCAACTCGCTTTCTAGCGATCAAACCGTCTATGGAACTGCTTCACCGACGCAAACACTGAACGCCAATCAGTTGAAAGTACAGACAAACACCGGAGCAGATGCACGTGTCAAGATGGTTGGAGCAGGTGCAACATGGCAAAATTTCACGCTATCTGTAAATGTTCAGATACCAACCGCCGGAACTGGCAACATTGGCGTAGTGTACAGAACAACAGGCTGGCAAAATAATGACAATAGCTTTGCCTATGCGGTAGAAGTCTCTTCAACGGCTGTTACTTTAATCAGAGGTACTAATTCAGGAAGTGGGGGAGGCACTCGCACACAAATAGCCACACAAGCTCTTACTTTAACAGTTTCAGGCTTTTATACCTTGAAAGTAGTTGTCAACAGCGTTGATGCATCGCACACAAACCACACGATTTATATAGATGATGTGCCATATCTTACTTCAACCGACAATACCTATAACGCGGCGGGTAGTATTGGTATGCGCCTCTACAATGGTTCAGGTGTGCAGATCACGGGCTATTATGGCTCTCTCGCAATTCTGAATGCTTTAACAGGACAATATGTTTCTGAAAATCTCTCACTCAATGCAGTAGGGACGGTTGGAACTTCAAGGATATTCTGGGAAGATGTAGCCCCTGGCAGTTCTTCCAGGCTCTTTGAAACATCGATCAATGGCGGTAGTACCTGGCAAACAGCAAGCTATGGTCAAGAGATAGTAGGACTACCCGCAGGAACCAATGTCACAGGCATCAATCTGAAAGTACGTATCACAGAAACAGCAGGAAGCGAGCAAGATCAACCTACCGTCTATGGGTATACCGCGTGGGTGACTTCGCGGTTTTCTTCATCTGGTACGTATATCTCCCCCGCTCTTTCCCTGGCTACCGTCGGGCAAGTGGGGAATACGCTTGTGAGTTGGGCGGGACTGCAACCGTCAGGAACAACAATCACGGTTGATAGCACGATCAATAATGGTTCAAGTTGGCAAACGAATGTAGTTCCAGGTTCACAGATTGCAGCAGGAAGCAATCAATATGCGGGACTTGGAACTATTGGAAATATCAATGTACAACCCGATCCAACAGTAGATGATTTTTCCTCTGATACCAGTTCTAACTATACCTCGACCAATGCGACAGGTGGAAGTGTTGCAACATGGACGCCAGATGTTACTAATAGCCGCGTAACCGCTACAGGCGGGGCAAATGCTGTCTATCTATACACAAGCATCTCTTCTCAAAATATGGACATCTTATGCGATATGACGCAATCTGAGAGCGGGGGTTTATCCTGGTGTTATAGCAGTGGCACAAGTTATTATAGCCTTTCGGTTGCTGATAACCAATCAACAGTACTAACTCCTAACACCATCACGCTGTATAGAGATGGTGTCTCAATAGGAAGTACATCAATCAAGTTTGTGAGAGGGATTATCTACCGTATTCGAGTAACGAGCATAGGCGGCGTGATAAATGTGTACTTTGATGGTGTGGATGTTATTTCCTATAACGATACATCAGCTTTAGTAGCGGGGCAAGCAGGCTTGTTTACCAATGGAGGTACATCACAGTTTATCGGCGTGTGGGTTCAGCCTCTTGGGGATGATGTATCGCTTATCAATACGAAAGTTCGTATCAATCTTGCCTCAACTGACGCCTCATTTACCCCGCAGATACAAACACTTTCATTTGGCGCATATGGCCCGCAGATTAATACAGGTATTTTGATGCCAAGTGCTGACTACAGGCAAACCTTTGTCAGTGCTAATCTTGACGATATGGCAAAACAGAGTAACTACAAATGGCATATTGACCAACTCAACGAGTTTGAATTTACACAAGCGCAAGCAAGGCCTGCACCCTGGGTACTGCAATCGAATACCCTAAGTCAACCTAGCGATATTGAACTTGATAGCAATTTGGCGATAGAGACATTAGGGGACTTGTACAGGAACCGCCAGATTTTAACGGGCGTTTCAAACTCTGCGTTTTTTCAAGATAGTTTCACAGGAAATGGCACACAAACATCATTCCCTCTGAGGTATCCAATAGCTCCTGGCACTATACCAGTAGTTACCCTTGATGTGAAATTGAATGACATCCCTCAAAACGTTGGCTTGAAAGGTTCTACTGGCAGTGATTGGTACTATGCTGAGAACGATTTGGTGATAGCGCAGGATGTGAATGCGCTTCCTCTTGATGCTAACGATACCTTGATTATCTCCTATACAGGCGCGTTTGTGGATGATGTGATTGTCAACAATGATGCAGCGCAAGCCGCGCTTCAACTTGTAGAGGGTGGGACGGGCATTGTAGAGGCTGTAGAGGATGTGTCAAAGAGGAATATGAGCTTTGCAGCGGCGGTCACGTATGGCAATCAGTTATTGACGAGGTACTGTATTTCAGGTCGTACAGCCACATTTAAGACGTACAGGAATGGACTGGCAGTAGGGCAAATGCTGGCAACCAACATTCCAGAGGAGAACTTGAATTATGCACAGCTTTTAGTACATTCTGTTGACCTGGGAATGCAGACACAACCAAACAATACGGTTCTGTATAACTATGTAGTAACTTCAAGTGAGTTACCCGTACTGTCAAGTTGGTCTAAGTTGTTAGCGTCGGGCTTATTGGATTAAGTAGAGGAGGATTTAATAGTTATGCCAAATAGCATCAATTCAGTGCAAGTAGCAGTTGATAGCTTACGAGCCGCTTTTGATAAGCATGTCGCAGAGGATAGGATTGTCTACGAACGCACTGAAACCATGCAGCAAGAAGTTACCAATATCCATGCACAGTTACAGGCGCAAGCAGAACAAGCCGTTATTTTAAAGCAAGTTCAGGACACCGTTAACGGTTATGAAATGAGAATTAGGAACTTCCTGGCATTTCTCAAATGGCTTGCGACGATCATCGGCATGATACTGGCATCGGTTATCAGCGCACTTATTATTTCACACCATTAGAAGAAGAGGTATTTATTATGCCATTTTACGCACAAGAAATTTTGCTAGGACTTATCGGCTTTGCAGCGGCCATTATTCCCCTGCTTTTACCGTCTCTTAGACCGCTCTACAGGTTTATACTGGTTGCGGGAGGATTATGTGTTGCCTGTATGCTCTCAGGTTTTCTGGCACGTCTCTTTTTTGAGACAGATTTTACTGTGTCTTTTATCAGGGCGTTCCTGATGATTGGCTTGCTACAAAATATCGCTGTGAGAATGGACGCTAATCCAGGGATAGCAGTAGTTTCAAAGGAATAAGAAAAAACACCCTCTCAACTGGGAGAGGGTGCCATATGCTCTTTAACAAGCTGATTAATAAATGCGCTTTTGTTTTTGATGGTTTTCAAGTACGCTTTCACTTCAGGGGAAAGTGTGATAGTCATGTATTGGTTTTTCTTTTCCTGAGAAATCTCAGGACGGCCAGGTTTGCGCTTTGGTTGGGTTGGTTGTTCTGGCATAATTTATTCTCCAGGATAATATGACTCAGAGTAGGAGCCACCAAGTAGAATGGATGGATCAGTGTCAGCATCGGTATTATGTATTTTCTCGTCGCTATCACATGTCGGGCATTTGTAACTATTATGCTTTGTGCCGCATTCCAGGCACATCCATTTAAATGTTTTAGGCTTTACTTGCTTTGGCTGTACTACCACTTCAGCAGATGCTTGAATCAGAGTCAGCTCGGAGGGATTTTTGAATACCATCTTCGTCGGGTCACTGGTTGGATTGTCTTTTTTGTACAGTTGAACTTCACCTGTTGAGGGCGAAACAAAATCAACGATGCAGATAACTGCGTTGCCAGATTTCTTGCTTACGAAACTTACTTCGTCGCCTTGTTTGAACTTTGTCATTTTCTTTCCCTTTCAAAATGGCGGGAGGGAATGAACCCCTCCCGATTAGGTGACTAAATTCTTCCATCTTGCTTGTAAGCGTACATTGGATTGGTACGAAGCCAGGGATTGCTACCTGCAACTCTTGCCATTGCATCTTCCTGGGAGTCAGCCAGGACATTCTCGAATGTGGCTTCCTGACCGAGGCCAGTATGCTTGTAGACGTACACGGTGTAGTAGCATTGCTCTACCGCTTTCAGATCATCTCCCCAAATGTCTTCGCTTATGATTGGTGCTTGCATGTATGTAACTCACTTTCTTTTCGTTTTTTTATCTTCTATAAGGATTATAATATGTATTTTTATTCTTGTCAAGGGTTTTTGTATGTATTTTAATCAGTTTTGAAAAACTCGTAATTATTCGTTTTAAGTGAGGTTTGTATGTTGCTGTGGTTCTGGTATGGTCTACTCTTTTATCTGTTTTGTAGTGAGATTATGTATGTTGTTTGCACTCAGATTGTGCCTATCATGGCGGTACTGAGTATACTGTGCTTGTCTTATGGCTCCCTGCTCTGTATACTTGTGAGTAGAAACAAGAGTAAAGACAAGGTTGATACGTGGAAAGGGAGGGTAAATACTCCACATGACTGATTTTATGGTTCATCTTCCTGGAAACTTCAGATATGTATACCAGTTCGCCTCAGGTTTATCTCAATATCGCTGCGTAGAGGCCTCGCTTTCCATGGCGGGCCAGATAGCTTATCCAACCAGATACGCCAATCCTACACAGCTTATGTCTCAAATCTATACTCAGTACGTCGGGCCTGATGTGAGTAGCGATACAAGAGGCACAACCAAAGAACAGGCATTAGAATGGCTCCATTCTCAGAACATCGGCTATGTCGATATGGAGCCATTGCTAGGCAACCTGGACGAGCTGCACGCTGAAATACAAGCACAGAACCGTCAAAACGTGCCTCAACTTATCACGATAGGCGATGAATCGTTCTTGCATGATGCAAAGTCAGGTCATACCTTGCACAATTGGGCTGATGCACTGAACCATGGCGCTCATACGATGCTGAGGGTAGGCTATAGCGATGTGATGGGGTATGGACTGTATGAAGAGCCGGCGGCAGCTCCTAATTTCTCGCAACCTGTAGCTATTCCCTGGCAAAACTTCTTAGAGGGGCATATTGTCGGATGTATTGCCATTATGCCTCACGGTGTCCCTACTCCGCCATCTGGCTTTTCTTTTCAGCATGGCACATGGCCTATTCCACCTAAGCCTAAGCCTGTATTTGACGCTCTCAAAGCTGAAAGCACATTAGCTGCTGCAATGGCCGCTTTAGCGTCACTACAGCACGATTTAGATGTATTGAAAACGGAGGTCTAGTTACTCGTTTGGAGGAAATTCTGTAAAGTCTGGAATATCCTCTATATAATACATCCCCATCGTGAGATTGTCGTTATCATTGACAGTTTTAAGCGCATGCAATACCAGATCATAGGCACATTGAGCAAGGAGTATAGCCATATCATTTCTTAAAGACTTTGGATGGATAGGAATAAGACGCTTTTGCTCAAGTTTGTCAATTTCCAGATTGGCAAACCCTAGAAACCTGGTATCTCTTTCTTGGTTAGACATTTTAGTAGGTTGTCCTTTCTTTTAGGAGAAATTATATCATGATAATTGACTTATCACAGGTACACACGCTTTTCCTGTTTGTACTCCCTGCCTTGCTTGGTGTACTCGCTGGTTTAATTCGACAAGATAAGCTTCCTAAGTGGCTTAATGAACTTATCTTACTTGCCATTGTTGGACTTGTAGCACTCTCACAAGCTCTCCTGGATGGAAAACTAGGTACAAGTCCCCTTGCTGATTTTATGATACTTGGTACATATTGTACTGCTCTTATTAAACTCACACCGATTAATGACCTTATGAAATCAGTTCAAAGTGTTACGAGCATTGGAGGTAAAGCTCCTGTCGTTACTTCCTCACCGCTTGATCTAGGTCAATTAGCGAATCGGATTGCGCCGTTTCTTGCACAGGAATTAGTCAAGTTACGCATGGCTAGTGCTATACCTGTAGTACAACCGTCACAGCAAGCCCAGTCGCCAGTACAACAGTCAAACATAGCATTTACTACTCCTGTGCCTCAACCGCCCTATGCCAATCCTGTACAGCCACAGGTGTATGGTGTGAATAGTGGCCCTCCTGTGCAAATGCAAGCAACATTCACAGATCCAAACCAGGTGTATAATCTACAAACTCAGCAAGTGCAATCTGTTCCTGCTCAAAACTGGCAACAAGTACCACAACCTGGACAAAGCGGCTAGAAAAGCTGTATGATAGGAGTGCATACTTGGAACTCCTTGTGAACTACAACCGAAACGTGAACTACAACCGAAACACAAGACCCTCACCGCTCGCACAGTCAATTAGGCGAAGTGAGGGTTTTGTGCGTTATATAACCAGCTAACATTTTCATCTTCAAGATAAAGTATGGAATGCCTTGAAGTCAAGCTTGTCGTAAAAGTACAAGGCTTGTTCCTTCTGATTGAATAATTGTTCCATCAGGAAGTGCATAAGAACCATTAATCGGGATAGGGCAATCTGTTTCAAGCCAGTTACTTACATGTCCTTTCCCTACTGGTTGAGTATAAAAGGAAATACTTCCCTCTATAGCTCGTTCTAATGGTATCTGACACACAAATCCATTTTTTTGTAAAGCTTCAACTACTCGCTTATCAGTGATTAACCATTGTTTCATTTCTTGTTTGCTTTCCTCTTCCATTTGCCTACTATTTTCTTCTTAGAAATGCCTTTCGGTCTATTGTATCGCTCTCCACAATCTAAGGCGATTTGAAGCAGCATGGATGAAAAGTCATTCTGATATGACTCCTCTGCTATCACTGCTTTAAAGCCTCTCAGGTCACGACAGGCATGTTCAGCTAAGACAAAATACCGTGAGCGTTGCGCCCAGTCAATGACCCATGTTTGATTTTGTTCCCAGTATGCCCTGGTTTTGAGTGCTTTTGTATTCAATTCCTCATTGCCAAATTCAATAAAGTAGTCGAGGATTGGTACGCACATCTCGTGCATCACATCCCCATGTTTAGAAACAGGTTGATTTCTTTGGTAGATTGATGCAGAGATTGATGCAGGATGTAGTGATGTGATAGGTTCTTTGGGTTGTTCCATTTATAATTCCTTTGCTTTAGGAATAAATGCCCAATAGAAGAAACTGATTTTATTTTCATGTTGCAAACCTTGCATAATACTATCCCAAATATAACAGTTACCGTCTGGAATAGCTGCTTCATATACTGCATGAAATCTCGTTTCCCCTGTCTTCTTAAAATCAGACATTGAAGTGGGTACAACTTCCTCTTTCAGAATAAAAACTTCATAATAATACACTTTATTTCTCCAGTACTTTCCTGAGTTTCCTCATAGCTACTTCTTCAATATGGCGCACACGTTCACGCGTGACACCAAGTTCCCTGGCTATCTCTTGTAACACGTGCGCACGGCCATCTGCGCCTATGCCAAATCTCAACTTGATAACGTGTTGCTCACGTTCTGTTAAGCAAGCAAGAGCTTTTTTGACACGTTCGGATATTTCATCTTGTTCAACATCTATCTCGGCGGTTGCTTTTTCGTCTGCAATCAGATCACCTAGGCACACATCTTCATGGTCAGCTACAGGCACGTCCAATGAAAGCATATAATACATGTGTTGCCAGATCAAGACTATCTCTCCTGGTTTTTCCCCTGCTATCTCAGCTAATTCTTCTAATCCAGGTTCATAGCCATATTGCATAGTGAAGTTGGTAAAATGCCTCTTCAGTCTATTCCGTTTCTCAACGCTATAGCAAGGGATGTGAATCATATATTCTAATCCTGGTAACGCTCTGGTGATCGCTTGCCGAATCCAGCCTGTAGCATAGGTTGAGAACTTGTATCCGAGTCGCCAATTAAAGGTTTGGGTAGCTCGCATAAGCCCTATATTCCCCTCCTGTATCAAGTCGTGCAGGGAAATATCACCTCTTTGATAATATCTGGCTACTGAAATCACAAGGCGGAGATTGGATTGTATCAGAGTTGTTCTAGCTGACTCGTTCCCCTGCTCGATTCTCTGCATCAAATCAATCTCTTCCTGTTTACTGAGCAGGGGGTATTGACGTACCTGTTCAATATACCAGGCCATATCATCAGTTAATTCAAAGCTTCTCTGTGCTGCAAAGATGCCTTGACGCTGCATAGGACGTGTTTGTGGAACTGCTACCATCTCTGTTACTCCTCCTTTTATTTCCACTTTTCGAGTACTGCGGTAGAATAGTTCTATAGTACCTTGAAAACAGAATAGTGCTTGTCGGTTCCAGGGTAATTCGGTTCCCTGGGTAAAAACACTACCGTGTCAACCAATGTACATCTCTCTTTCAATTTGCCACTTGCGAGAACCATGCAAGCGATGAATACCAGACTGAGAAGCTACCGCAGGGCTTGCGGGAAGCAAATGCCTGTGGAGGCGGTGTAAGACCAAATGAACAACTTGGTGTCTGTTTGGCAACCTCCAACGAAGCAGGAAAGCCTACTTGTGAGAGTAGGAGTCCCCTGGATTTATCCAAGGGAGATGTCAATCCTCCCAGTTTGTTGTCCGATCCTGAGCAAATACAATAACAAAGCCAATGATGCTGTAAATGAAGACTCCAAGTGCTATCAAGTTCATGGGATGTTATTCCTTTCTATGCGTACAACGGGTCTAAGTGAGGTTATTTCCTCGGATGTATCAGAGTTCAACCAGTTATCATGCATGAACGCTAGTCGTGTTCTGTGCATTCCTGGAACATTTCTAACTGGTTTCATCTCTTCGGTTTCACGTGTGAATTGGTTCTGTCTACACAAAGGACAATACAGCCAGGAACCATCTGGTTTAGGTTCTGTCTCAGTCCATAATGGCGATAAATGCAAAGGACATACAGGCATTATGAATTGCACAGGTTGTACTTTCTTGATGCCTGCGGTATGGCCTAACCTGTACGCTGCCCATAGCTGTTGTTCCAATGACAGCGTTTCATCGATAGCATTTTCAAGAGTGGTGTCCATCATCGTATTCCTCTTCCAACCTTTCCGAAAAACATATGGAGCGCATGGGGCATTGTTGCGCTAGTTTGTCCTGCGGGGAATGACAGACACGATCAGATAACATCTTTATGCCATGATTTTTAACCATGTACGTATTGCCATTTATTTCATCTACTCGAAACTCATATGGCTTGAATAAATCATAGTCTCGTTCCATCACGTAGATTTTGAAGTCCTGGTTGTTCTTATTCTCAATGAGCAAGATAGCCTTTTGCAAGTCAGTAAAGAACAGGTAGTTATTGGCTTGTATCCTGGCTTTACGTACAACATCAGCTTCAGGAACGGTGATAGCTTGCATTAAATCATCTGTCAGTTTCAAGAAGACTTCCTGTTTGATGCCTTTGATTTCAACCAGATATTTCTCATTGCCGAACTGAATAATGGCATCAGGCGAAAAGTACAGGTTTTCATCTGGCAAGAAGTGAGTGAGGTCTAATTCAGGAAGTCGATTATCATCTGACAGAACGACATTGCCAAACATCCTAAACATATACTGCCATTTGCGATGCACTTCCCATCCATGCTCGTAAATGTCTTCTCGTTTCCAATCCCAGGACTTTAATTCAGGTTTTTGTACCTCATCTGGATACAAGTTCATAAGCACGTAGCGGCGGGTACACCATTCACTTTCTGATTCTAAGAGATTGGCAGCGTGAAGCTCTCTATGCGGCTGTGCATCTCTTCCTTTTTGTAAGTACATCTGCTGAAAGCTGAGTTTGAGAAGTTTAGCTTCTTGTTGGAAGTTATTCATCTTTACTCATCTCCCTGAAAGCCATAAAAGCACGTTGTTCCCATTCATTAGTATATTCATCCGCTATAGATTGGTGAGTGTGCCAGTGCTCAAGATAGGCGTCCTGGCTATCTTCAAACAAGTTTTGCAATCGTGTTTCAGATGGGCGCATTCTCCATTGATTCCTGTATTGGAGGAGATTATACCAAAGTATCTGACAGTCTTTACAGCCATAGACAGGCTGTTCATTTTTGAGGATGATAACCTTTTGTGGGTACTGTAGTGGCATGATAATTTCCCTTCCTATTAGTAAGAGAAGCGTCTAATATAGTTAGACGCTTCTCAGGACACTGATTAAAACTGGGGAATGTCTCTGATTGCGCCATTTGTGGATTTAGGTTGAGCTACTACAGGTTCAGCTCCTACTATGCGAGGAGGGCAAGCATCAGAATAGATGCTGAATACTAAGTCACGATCAAGGTACTCGACGGGGATGTCATGGAAAGCGGGGTCAAAGGTGCTTGGATCTTTTGGCTCAACTGTATAGACCGTTTCAATACCAACTCCGGCGCGTTCAATCTTGAAATCTCTTTTTGAGATGTCATGCGATTCACTGGCTTGATAGGTTGTCAAAAGCTTATCAAGAATAGGTGAGGTTTGCGGTTTCATTTCCAGGAGTCGAGGGCCGGATACATCATGCTCTTGCTGTTCCATGTCGGTATAGGTCACTTTTTTGTTAGACTTGACTTCTACTACTGCATGAAGATAGGCAGGGAGTACAAAGCGTTCAGAGGCACGAGCTTGACGCTTGATCTTCTTTTCCTCTTTTGTATCCTCTGGTAGCGCCTCTACATCTATACAAGTTTGGCATTCCTGGCCTAAGTCCTTAGCACACTGACTACGGAATAGCCACTTTTTAGAAGTGTTATCGTAGTATTCATGCTTATGCACACGAACATACGCATTGAGATTTAACAGGGGACGGATAAGGGCTTTTTGTCCATCTGCGATAGAAAAGAAAAACGGACGAGCTGTGAAGTCGCCTGTGTTCTCATTCTTCCTGTTCTTTGCCTCTTCTAAGTAAGCCATCGGGTCAACGGTTGGGTCGGTTACTGCCATGTTTAACATTTCTCCTTTTGTTTTTCAACTTTTTTCAATTTCCCATTTACAGGGCGTTTACCTCTCTTTTGCAAGAGGGGCAAATGTCCGGTAACGAGAGGGATTAAATAGCAAATTCAAAAGTGCTGACTTCAAAAGAGAAACCAGCTAGAACATTGATATAAACCTTATCTTGTGACTGAGAAGCAAACCATCGTTTGTAATTCTCTAGTTCACTTGCCATATCTTCGTAACTCACAACCTTTTCAATAAGTCCACCGTCAACCTCTTGACGGATAATTTGTACTGCCTGGCTTGCTGCTAATAATGCTTGTCTCTTTGTCATTTTTTCAATCCTTTCAATTTTCCATCTGTCAATTTCTCTTGACAAAGGAATAGTAACATAGTACACAATACTTGTCAATACTTTTACATACTAATTTTAACATTATCAAAATATTCGTTACTATTGACAACTTCCTGATACTTTGTTATACTGTCTTACAGGGAAAGGAACATGTTCCAAATAAACAAAAGAGGAAGAGATGCGAGAACAAGAAGAAATTTACACGGTTGAGGAAGTAGCTGAGAAGCTGAAAGTCACGAAGACGACTGTAAGCAGGCGCATTCGTGACGGAAAGTTGAAAGCTTTTAGAACCAATGGCGACACTGGCTCTTACAGGATTCGGGAAGAGGATTTAAGGAACTTCCTCTATGGTGACACTCCTGAATTGGTGAGTGCATAAGCTCACAAGAAAAACGTATGAAAGGACTTTGTAGGGAATGGAAATAGCACGATTTTTTTCACATATTGCCATACAGGAAAATGGTTGTTGGCTCTGGACTGGCAGTACTAGAACTAATGGCGGGGGACAAAAATATGGGAGAACATGGGATAAGGGAAGAGGTATATCTGCTCATAGAAAATCTTATCAATTAGCCTTTGGTTCAATCCCCACAGGGTTACACATTCTTCATAAATGTGATACCCCTCTGTGTGTTAATCCACAACATCTTTTTGCTGGCACTCCTAAAGACAACATGCAAGATTGCAAAGAAAAAGGAAGACTAGCTGACCCTGGCGGACATTTCTTTGATGGGCATAGAGGCAAGTCAGGAAGTGCTAATTCACAAGCTAAGCTCACAGAAGCCCAGGTGAAAGAAATACGCCAATTGTATGCCCAAGGAGTAGGCCAACATGCACTTGCAGCACAATATCACACTACAAACACAAACATTTCTTTGATTGTTTTGCGTAGAACGTGGAAAGGAGTTGCATAGTGGAAATAGAACTCCGTCCGTATCAAACCGAAAGTATCAATAGAATACTAGCTTCTTATGAACAGAATAAGCACAGTTCAGAGCTTTTAGTACTTCCAACAGGCAGTGGAAAAACGGTGATTTTTTCACAAATCATTCACCATCTATCAGAAAAATACGGCGTGAATGCGCTTGTGATTGCACATAGAGACGAGATTTTAGATCAATCGGCTGACAAGTATCGTATGGTGAAACCTGATGCAATCATAGGCAAAGTTGGAAGTGGAATACATGAGTATGGTGGTGAAGTAACAGTAGCCTCAATTCAAACCATTAGCCGGCCCGAACACTTGAAACGCTTACAATCAATCGGATATGGGCTAGTTATCACCGATGAAGCACATCACTCACAAGCTGAAAGCTATCAAAAAGTCTATGAAGTATTGCCAGATGCATTTCATTTATTAGTTACTGCTAGCCCAGATCGCTTAGATGGAAAGCCCCTGCTTGATGGCAAGAAACCACTTTACGAGGCAAGCATTATTGACCTGGCTACACACGAACCGGCGTATTTATGTGACATGCGGGCTATCCCCATTCAAACCAATCTTAGTCTTGATGGAATACATACACAAGCTGGAGATTTCAAGATTGACGAATTGGAAGCGGCTGTTGATACCGCCGAGCGCAACCAGCTTATTGTGCAGAAATATCAACAGTATGCATCAGGTAGGAGAGCGGCGTGTTTTGCGGTCACAGTTGAACATGCAGAGCACATCACAGAAGCATTTAACGATGCTGGCATAGCTTCCGGCGTGGTAGTTGGTACTACTCCACTACCTGAACGCAAGAAACTCTACAAGGCATTTAGAGATGGTTCAGTGAGGGTACTTACTACCGTCAACGTGTTGAGTGAGGGTTGGGATGAACCACTCTGTGATTGCATTATTATGGCACGTCCGACACAGTCACGTGCTCTTTTCGTGCAAGCGATTGGAAGAGGGTTACGGCTAGCTCCTGGCAAACAAGATTGCATCATCCTTGACATTACTGATAACTGCCTCAAGCACAGATTAGAACCGCAAAACTTGCGTAAGATCCTCGGAAAGCATCTCAACGATGAAGAAAGCTTGTTAGAAGCACTCGCAAGAGAAAAGTCAGAAGTAACGGTAAGTGTCCATCAGGAACGCAAGCTTAAAGAGCAGAGAAACAAAGATATTGAACTGAACTTGCTTGTCAAGCTTGACTGGCTACAAGAGCGGAACGGTATGTTTGTGCTAACAGTTGGAAGCGCAAAACACCGTATAGCGTTAGTGCCAGATGCATATGGAGAGATGTACTCCGTTTGGGCCAGGCTCTCCCCATTTTATGAGCCTCAATTATGGCTAGAAAACGCTCCGTTGGATTGGTGTCAGTCGTTCGCAGAGAAACGCGCTAGATTGCTTTTGAGTGATGCAAAGAATGCAGTGCTTATTGACAGAAATGCTTCCTGGCGTTCACTCCCCGCTAAGGATACACAACTTGAACGATTAGAACGTTGGGCGCATCGCTTCAATTGGTCATACAATCCTCAGACTATCACGCGTGGGGAAGCTTCAGATTTGATTGATTATGCGCTAGGGCAATTTGAGCAGTGGAGAAATAGAAAGCAGAAAGTATCATGAACGAACAAATACCCTTTTATAACATCGAAACCTCCAAATTGGTTATCGAATTGAAACCAAGAATAAGACACGATTATGAACCCCTGCACTGTGCTCATGTTGCTTTAGATAAGCATGGAGAGCCAAGAGCCTGTAGAGTTGATGGTTTTGAAGATCACTATGAATGTGCAATTTGCGGAGCGCTCTACTGCAATCAACATATCTCAGAACACACTCTGAATGTCGCACAAGGCAATGATTTAGCAATTTGCCTTGCTTGCTCAAAACTCAACAAAGATACAAGAATGGCTATTCGAGCGTTCAGATTGGAAATAAACCGATGAGAGATTATCAAGACTTCTTAAAAGAAAAAAAGGTCATAGCTCAAACATCAGGCATTGATGTATCGCTTGACCAAATACACCCCCTGCTTTTTCCTTTTCAGAGGACGCTTGTGCAATGGGCTTTGAGGAAAGGACGGGCGGCATTATTCGAGGATTGCGGATTAGGAAAGACATTGCAGCAATTGGAATGGGCCAGATTAACAGGGCAAAAAACGTTGATCTTAGCTCCGTTAGCTGTAGCACAACAAACCGTAGCAGAGGGCTTGAAGATAGGCGTTGAAGTCCATTATACCCGCTCTGGTTCTAATACTATTCCAGGTATCAACATCACGAATTATGAGATGTTAGAACACTTCAACCCAGAGGACTTTGGAGCGGTTGTGCTAGATGAAAGCTCTATCCTGAAATCGTACATGGGCAAAACTAAGATAGCTTTAGTCAATGCTTTTAAGAGAACGCCTTTTCGGTTGTGCTGTACAGCGACGCCAGCTCCTAATGATGTGATGGAGATAGGAAACCATAGCGAATTTCTAGGCATTATGCCTAGCAACGAAATGTTAATGCGGTGGTTTATCAACGATACCATGCAAAATGGTCACTACAGGTTGAAAGGACACGCCACTAAGGATTTTTGGGACTGGGTAGCATCATGGGCTATTAGCCTACAAAAACCGTCTGATATCGGCTTTAGTGATTCCGGTTTCGTGTTGCCAGAACTGAGAATACAACATCATTCAGTTGAAGTTGATACATCTGTAGGGCAAAATGAGGGGGAATTGTTCAGGATGCCTACTATGAGCGCGACGACGCTACATAAAGAGATGCGCTTGACGGTAGGGGATAGAGCGGCGTGTGTTGCTGAGATGGTCAACAATTCAAGCGAGATATGGGCTGTTTGGTGCAATACAAATTATGAAGCGGATGCACTGAAAAGGCTCATTCCTGATGCTATTGAGGTACGTGGCTCCAATACGATTGCAGAAAAAGAACGTGCTTTGATGGACTTTTCCTCTGGAAAAACAAGAGTCATTATCTGTAAAAGTGTGATGTTTGGATTTGGGCTAAATTGGCAGCATTGCCATAATACTGCTTTCATAGGACTTTCTTACAGTTTCGAGGCATTTTATCAGGCAGTGAGACGCTTATATAGGTTTGGACAAGATAAGCCTGTACAGTGTCATATCATAGCCGCTGAAACGGAAGGTGCTATGGTTGCAACGCTTGAGAGGAAGATACACGCGCATATGCAGATGTCAGAACAGATGAATGCAGTGTAGCCAAATTAAGACTACAAGAAAATTTAAACCTTACTCAGTACAATCCGCAAATACCGATGATTGTACCTGAGTGGCTACACTCAGAAGACGAAACAAAATCAGCATGAACATACTCAACCAGGCAATCGAACAAGATTATGCGCTCTATCATGGCGACTGCGTTGAAGTGATAAAAGGTATTCCAGATAATTCTATTCATTTCAATTTGTTTAGTCCGCCTTTTGGAAATTTATACATCTATTCTGATTCAGCTAACGATGTGGGGAATAGCGTCAACGATGATGAATTCTTTGCTCACTTTGACTTCTTAATACCTGAGTTACTAAGAGTAACAATTCCTGGCCGCTTGTGTGCGATTCATTGCAAACAGCTTGTCAACTATAAAGGACGTGATGGAGCGGCGGGCTTGCGAGATTTCAGAGGCGAGATTATCAGGCATTTTAGTGATGCAGGCTGGCAGTATCACAGTGAAGTATGCATTTGGAAGGACCCAGTGATAGAGATGCAACGCACAAAAGCCCATGGCTTGCTCTATAAGCAATTGAGAGCGGATTCTAGCTTCTCACGTCAAGGCTTGCCTGAATACTTGATTATATTCAGGAAATGGCCACAATCGGAAGCTGAAGAGCTTCTAGTAGAACCTGTGACACATACCAAAGAGAACTTCCTCTTGGACACATGGCAGCGTTACGCTAGTCCGGTTTGGTTTGATATCAGGCAAACCTATGTGCTCAATATTGAGCAGGCCAGGGAAAGCCAAGATGAAAAACATATCTGTCCTCTGCAGCTAGATGTGATTGAACGAGCTTTAGACCTATGGACTAATCCAGGAGATACGGTACTAGACCCTTTTATGGGTATTGGTAGCACTGGCTTTATAGCGTTGAAGATGAACCGTAAAGCAGTAGGAATCGAGCTAAAAGAATCGTACTACTTGGTAGCAAAAAAGAACCTGGAAAAGGCGACACTGGCAAAAAATCAGATCACGCTGTTTGATGGACTGTTTGAGGAAGAAACGGGCGAAAACGCAACGTTGCCAACAATTGACCATGAGAATAGCACTATACTGCCTCCGTTGAACGGGAATAAAGCCTTTAGCTTGTTCAAGTAGTGTTTGTTTCTCTATGTCATGAACACTTTACTGACAGTAGTAAAGTGTTCATGAAACCAGATAGTAAGCTAGTTCAAGCTATTGGAAGAGTAACATGTAAGACATAGAGAAACCTCAACTTTATTTGTCCTTTTATTCTGTATGCTTAGAAGTACATCTTCATTTTTAATCATCCATTCAAACACATAAGGGAAGTCGAAAGAGGGGAAACATGAACACAAAAGTCGCAGATCACATTAAAATCAGTACCAAACCACTTGAAATTATACCTATGCCTGCTAAACTCTTACCTTTTTTTAGTGGCAAAATGCCTTTACCTCCCAGTGTAGATAATGCCTATAAGATAATCACGATACGCACAAAAAACGGGACTGTCAATACATTAGGCCCGTCCCCTGCTTTGGAACAGTTTAAGATTGGCGCGGCCTGGATGCTGACACAAGCACATGCCGATTGGTCTGTGATTGACGCTATTCGAGAAAATAAAGTCAGAAGTAAAAAAGTGCCTTTAGCGGTTTACATGCAAGTCTATTTTGCTACGGAATGGAAGAGGGATTTAGACGGGGTATTTAAATTTGCCATCGATGCAGCTTTTCAGAAAATGCAATTAAACGATAATCTCGTGGTATCTATCGAAGCTGAGAAGCTGGTTGATGCCAGCGATCCGCGTGTTGAGATTGAAGTTAGATGCGTTGTGCGCTAATTGAGCAAGGCGGGGGTATTAATATGTACGCACTAAGTATTCAACAGCCTTGGACATGGCTTATTGCCAATGGTCACAAAGATATTGAAAATCGAGATTGGACAACAAATTACAGGGGATTAATTCTTTTACATGCAGGGAAAAAGCTAGATGTAAATGCCTTTGATGGCAATGCTTTATTTATGCCGTATTGGTATCAGAATTGCAACAAACCTGAGACTGTCTATGCTATGCCAAAGAACAAAGAGGATTATAAAACAGGCGGTATTGTTGGCATTGCTGAATTAGTAGATGTGGTCACTGAAAGTACAAGTCCCTGGTTTCATGGCCATTACGGATTTGTCTTGAGAAACGCTAATCCGCTTCCTTTTGTTTCCTTACGAGGAAAACTTGGATTATTTGTTATGCCAGACGAATTGATAAGGCAGTGTGTATCATGGTCATTGTAGCGCAACCTCTCACAACACAAAAAGAGAATGAAAATACTAAGTGGTATCTTGATTTGCTGCAAGATGGATTCACAATAGAGCGGCCAGATTGCGGTAGATGGCTCCCTTTAGTCGAGCAATTAGAGGATGCTTGCGAGTCTGCTAATGGCAATCGGGCTTTTGTGTATCAGGCAATGGTCAATAGCCTTGTAGCTTCTCAAAAGTACCCTGGCTTGAAAGAGATGTTAGAGGGGAAAGAAATAGGACAGGCAAAAGGGAAAGAACAAGAAATTGACAACTTTTCCCTTGTGTCAATTCCGGCTTTGCCTGATACCGCAATCTTACCACAAAGCCTCTCAGTAGGTGCTTGCGAATGGCTTGACAAATATATTGAATACAGCAAATTAAGGTCGCCAGAAGGGTTTGAGGACTTTCATGAAGCATGTGGTTTGTGGGTACTGAGTACGATAGCAGGAAGAAGAATCAAGATACCTTTAAATGAGCAATATACACCACTTATGATAATACTTGTAGCTCGTTCAGGGGCATATGCGAAAACGACTACAGCCAATAAAGCTGTTGATATGTTGCAAGCATCGGGGTTACGATGGTTGTTAGGCAATGATAGAACTACTCCACAAAAGTTACTTACAGATATGGTTGGAGAACCTCCTAAACACTACGATGATTTAGATGCTGATAAACAATTCCAACTCAATAAAAGATTGGCTATGCCTGCCCAACGTGGCTGGAGATATGGTGAGTTTGGAGAACTGGTAAAAGCCTTGGGTAGAGGCGGCGGGATTATGGATGATTTGAAAGGCTTGTTACTCCAATTAGATGATTGCCTTGATAGCTATACCTATGGGACACAGAGCAGGGGTGATGAGAGAATTGAGAAACCGTATCTAGCCTTATTAGGCGATACGACCCCTGCCAGTATCCGCTCTTGCTCTAAGTCCGGTAGTGATTTTTGGACTGATGGATTTTGGAGTAGGTTTATTTTTGTGACACCGCCGGAGGGAACTGGCAAAGACGATCCGTTTGATTTAGGCTCTTTCCCAGTTCCTTTTGATCTTTCACGACCTCTCAGAGATTGGCATGAAAGACTTGGAATACCAACCATAGCGATTGAAGTGAAGAGGGATGAAAAGAATAAGGTTACTGGCTTGAATTGTGTCCGCGGGGAATTGCCAGAAACAACCATCAAGCTAGACCAGGAAGTCTATCAGGCATGGATTAGGTATAGAAGTGCCTTAAAGAAGATCATGGGGGAATTGCAGACAGAGGACTTTGACGGGTCGTATATCCGATTAATGATTAAGGCTGTTCGGGTTGCTGCATTGTTTGCAAGCCTGGATGGAAGTGAAACTATTCAAATCAAGCATTGGGCTAGAGCACAAGAAATAGCGGAGAGATGGCGGACTTCACTACATCAGCTTTATTACCAAGTCAATCATAAAGCACACGAACCTACCAAAGAAAAGAGAATTGAAGATGAAGTGCTTAGGATTATTCAGAAGTTCAAAGAGCAGAATAAGCCAGCTCCAACTATTCGCCAGTTCACGCAATATCTCAAAAATATTGATAGTGGCAAGTTGAAGATGGTTGTTTCAGATATGTGTAGAAGTGAGATTTTACAAGAAACAAAAGATGGAAAAGCAAAACGATATAGTTTGATGGAAGAAGAGTGAATAAATGTATTGTAGAAATTGTGGGATAGAAGACAAAACAAAAGCATTCTGGGAACCTGATTTATGCCTGGCGTGTCACCATTTACTGATTGTGATGACACGGTATAACTATCTAACAGGAACACTTATGCCAAGGCAAACAGTAACAACGCTGGTACAAGAACAAGATGAACCACTTCAACTATTGACGTTCGATGAAGCGTGTTTGTATCTGAAAGTCAGTCGATCAACCGTATACAGACTCTTGAAAGATGGAAGTTTGAAAGGCTATAAAGTCGGCGATGGATCGCATTGGAGATTTACCAGGGAACAGTTGAAAGGATGTTTGAAATGAATATAGAGGAATGCCAGCATACTCATACCATAGAAAAAGAGGGTGAAACCTGGAATGATACAATGGGCAAAACTCATACCATAATCTATACTAAATGCTCGTATTGCTCTAAAACCATTCGTGTGAGGCAAACAGGAAGCGATTTGCCGCGCGTGTATATGCCTCCATTTCCATTTGGCATAAAGCCATAATGACAACACAATCCCCTGCTCTCAACACTCTCATAGATATCCATGCGTTCTATAGCCGTTATTCCAACATAGTAGGCAAACCTACCAATTCATCGCGTGACGGTAAGGAGTATCACGGTTCATGTCCTAAATGTGGGGGAAATGATAGATTCGTATTTTGGGAGTCAGGGCGGTTTAGTTGTTCTATCCGGTCTAGCGGTTGTGGCATTTCTGGCAGTAGTCCTTACTGGTATCTCAGGGACATAGAGGGATTGTCTCACAGAAACGCTTGTGAAGATTTAGGGATAGACCTAGATCAATTTGAAGAATGGCAAGAACAACAAAGAAACGTGTTACCACTTTTCATGACCTCCGACCAGGAACCATGCAAGAAGTGGATGGATGCTGCATCAGCATTTGTGTATAGAGCTGAAAGATATCTATGGAGTGACAAAGGTACAAAGGCTTTAGAATATTTGCATGGCAGGGGCTTAACCAATGAAACTATCAGATATGCGAAGTTGGGTTTTTGTCCTGGCTGGTATCACGAACAATTAGAGAACTGGGGACTTACATCTATACAGACGTTGGAAGAGACAGAAATTAAAATTCCCCCTGGCATAACGATTCCCTGGATCGTTGAAAATAAGATATGGAAAATCAGTGTCAAGCGTTTTGAAGATGTTGAAAAAGGGTACTTTCAGGTAGTAGGGTCTAGTGACGCGTTGTATACTATAGATACCTCACAAGGGTATGATACCCCCTGCATGTTGTTAGAATCTGAGTTTGATGCATTATCAGTTCAGCAAGAAGCGGGGGATATCATTGCAAGTGTAGCAACCGGAGGAACTAGCAAAGGGCAATCTCTGAGATGGATAAATCAATTAAAACAAGTTCCTGGAATCTTGATAGGGTTTGATGCAGATGAAGCTGGCAATGCCGGATCTGCCAATTGGTTGAAGAAAATACCTGATGCTCTCAGATGGCAACCCTGGGCGCATGATGCTAACCAGATGTTGCAAGATAATACGCCAGTAAGGACATGGGTAGAAATGGGACTGAGAGCATTACACACGCAGATAGAAGAGCCTGTACAGCCCCCTGCTTTGTTGCCAGTGACACCTATTCCCTTGCCCTTGAAAGCAACTTGTGAAACCGATGTTAGAAAACCTACTGATAATATAAGCAAGAAAAGAACACTAGACCCCTGGATTAAACTGAATGATGCTGGTTTACCTGAATTTTGCTCAACTCCTATCTGTCGCAATCGCTCGATTGCGTGGAGGTCAAATAGTGAAATGATGCAAGCGTATTGTGAGAAGCATAAACCTGCTCAGTTTGGATGGTAAAAGAAGAATGGAAGAAACAACTATCCTGGTTCTGGATTCTGAAATATGCGAGTGCTGCGGGGATGTTCTAGGGCATTTCGGAATATGCCCTACTTGTGGATGGGAACCGCTAGAATACATTGCAGACTGGGATGAGTGCGAGTACATCGAAGAAGAGGATACTTACATCTACTACTAAGGTGATTTTAATGTAGCTTAAAACTTGCTGAGAAAGCTACCTTTCAGTTACTTTTGCGTTACTTCCCTCGTCATCATGAGTTAGTATCTGTATAAAAGTGTTTCATAGTGTGTTATACTACGTTATAATATGACACAAAATGAATTATCAAGATCAAAGGAGTATGCAAGGCATGATGTTAAAGATTGAGGGAGAGGAGTATTTAACGGCGGGGGAATCTGCTCAACATTTGAATGTGAGTGCGGCCACGTTTACCAAATTTCAGAAGTTGTATAAGCTGCAATCA